CGCCTTCGCGAACTGGCGGACGCTATAGGTTTTCCCCGAACCCGTAGGACCGGACAGCCAGACGTTGACAGGGTAGCCGTTCGCCTGACGTGCTGACAGGGCGCGGCATAGCATCCCGAATAGCGGGTGTTGGTGACCCTCTGCCGCACCCGCCGCCTCACCCTGTCGGGTGAGTTCGATGCGAACGGTCTGCGTCCCTTCCAAGGCGCGGTTGACCATGTCCCGCACCATGGGGTCCATGTCAGCGCGGGCGGCGTCTTTGATAATCTCCCACATTGCGGTCCCCGCCGTCGATGGCGCGGTGACTGTTGTCGTGACAGGCACGGGGGCGGATGATGTCACGCCTTTTTCTGCGCTGTCGATCAGCTTTTCGATAGCCTTATATTGCGCTTCTGTCGCCCGCCCCTCGCCGTAGCGGGTGATGCTTGTAAAAATACCCTCCGCCTTTTCGCGGTCAGCGGTTGTCATGACATCCGACACCCCGTCGAAGCGGTTGCGGAGTTGACAGACCTGATAATTATCGCGGGTGCGTTCTTTCGCCATGGTGTCGCCTTTCCCTGTTTCGGCGGTTGCTATGATTGCGTGAATGTCGAGGCTCAGAGCCTGACAGGCTGTTATGTAGTCCTCTTTCGAATATTCGGAAACAAGCTTTCCGCTCACTTTCCGGTATTCGCTCCACTTAGGGTGCGAGGTGATGGCGGAGCGGAGCGCGGCGCGAGCGTTCCCTGTAATGGTGATATCAGTCATGTGATGCCCTTTCTGCGGCGGGGTTGACGTTTCGTCAGGTGGTTGGTCGGTTGGTCGGTTGCGGTGATCAAAGAATAGGGGTTGACGTTGGGTCACTGTCAATCCCATGTCATCCAAATATCTCACCTGAAAAACAGATGACCTTATGCTTTTATTAGATGCACCGTCAATTCAGCCTGTCACGTCCTCCCTCGTTAGGTGAAACAGGGGTGACCCCTTAAAAAACAACGGTTGTTTCGGTCCCGTAATAAGGTCCGCCCTCCTCGCCCCTGTATCCCTCAAAAATGCACCATGTCGCAGGGGTGACAGAAACTGTCATGCCATTTAAAGCCACAGAGAGGGGTCACCAGCGGCTTTTGTGGGGTCTGTGGCACTGTCACCCATAAAAATCAAAGTTGGGGAAAATCGGTTTTTATCCAATGATTTCAAGCACTTATCCGAGGTCCAAAAATCGAGGTCGTTACGCCTCCGAAACGGTCAGGGGTGCGGTGTCAGTTTTTGTCACCCCGTGACAGGTTGTCACAGGTCCGTGGTCCGTTGTTGGGTGACAGGTGGCATGAGCCACCCATCACTTTTTTATGTCCGCGATCCGCTGTTCGTGGTCCGCTGTCCGCTGTCATGATGACATGATGACAGTGCCGCGCCGCCCAGCTTTCCTAGGTCCGCTGTCCTAGGTAATAGGTCAGCCGTCCTAGGTTTCCTGTCCCATTCGCCTAGGAAGAAAAGCCTAGGTCCTAGGACTATAGTCAGGGTCCCTTTGGCCTCGGTGACAGTGCCACGGCCTTCGGTTCTCGGACCTCGAACCCCCTTTTCGGCCCCGTCGCGCAGGATTCTCCTATAATCACTGTTTTTCACAGTTCCTCACAACTTTTCATAATATCTGACCGACCCCCTTTTTCATGCAATCGCTTAGGGTCCCCCGGCCCCCCACCGTATAATAAAAATTTCATGGCATCCTGACACCGCATGGTGACACCCTGTCAAAAGCCATGACAGCCTGTCATAAGCCTTTCACCTTTCTTTGATTTACTTATCTAGACATTTCAGTGTATAAGAGCTTCATACCTCGACGAATTGTCCCGATCAGGAATGTTTCACATGAAACAAGAGCAGCGCGACCCAAGCTCTCATCGTACTCCATCGCAGATCAAGAAGATGGATCGCGGCTACAATGCTACTCCTGAAAACGTCAAGAAGCGCGATATGCGAAATGCTGCCCGTAGAAAGATGGCTAAGGCTGGTCTTGTATCTAAGGGCGACGGTAAAGACGTTGATCACATCAAGCCTGTTCGATCTGGTGGAACAAACGCACGATCCAATCTTCGTGTCCTATCCAAATCAAAGAACCGTGCTTGGAACAAAAAGGGCTAACCCTTGGGTTTCAGTCAAAAAGTTGTTGCGCCTGATGACGCATTGAAACGGTATGCCCAGTTACTCGACAAGGCTGCCAAGTTTGAAGAACAGAAGAAGGCTCAGGATCAATTCCTCTTCTTTGTAAAGAAGATGTGGCCCGCCTTCATTGCTGGTCGCCATCACAAGATTATGGCAGACAAGCTTGAGCGTGTTGCAAAGGGCGAGCTTAAACGCCTGATTATTAACATGCCTCCAAGACATACCAAGTCTGAATTTGCCAGCTATCTGTTTCCTGCTTGGATGATTGGACGAAGACCCGATCTCAAGATTATGCAAGCGACCCACACGGCTGCTCTCTCTATGAGGTTCGGTCGTAAGACTAAGAACCTGATGGAACAGGAAGACTACCAGCAGATATTTGATGTAAAGCTAAAGTCCGATAGTAAGGCGGCATATAGGTGGGAGACGGACAATGGCGGTGAATACTACGCTGCGGGCGTGGGCGGTAACATTGCGGGTCGCGGTGCTGATCTATTCATCGTCGATGATCCACATTCGGAGCAAGATGCAATGTCGCCTCAAGCTCTTGAGAATGCGTGGGATTGGTATCTATCGGGACCTCGACAACGCCTTCAACCGGGTGGTGCGATCATTCTAGTCATGACCCGTTGGGGTGAGAACGATCTGACAGCAAGACTTCTGAAACAATCCGCCCGTGATCCAAAGGCCGACAAGTGGGAAGTCGTGGAGCTTCCTGCCATCTTGGATAGCGGCGAGCCTCTCTGGCCTGAGTACTGGAGCAAAGAGGAACTCGAAAGTACCAAGGCTTCTGTAAGCTTGGCTAAGTGGAACGCCCAGTATATGCAGCAGCCAACGTCTGACACGGCTGCGGTAATCAAACGTGAGTGGTGGCAGAAGTGGGAAAGGGAGAAGGTACCGAGGCTCCATTATGTTATGCAGAGTTATGACACAGCGTATCTCAAAACTCGGACCTCAGACTTTACCTCTATCCAAACGTGGGGGGTATTTTATCCTACGGAGGATTCGCCACCCAATGTAATCCTTCTGGATGCCAAGAAGGGAAGGTGGGAATTTCCTGACCTGAAACGCATAGCCCTTGAAGAATACCAGTATTGGGACCCGGAAACGGTCTTGATCGAAGCTAAGGCTGCGGGTATGCCACTGACACAGGAATTGCGGGCTTCGGGTATCCCTGTAGTCAACTTTACCCCAAGCCGTGGCAATGATAAACATGTCCGAATGAACTCTGTGGCACCCCTATTCGAGTCAGGATTAGTGTGGTATCCTGAAACAAGCTGGGCAGAAGAAGTCATTGAAGAGATGGCCGCGTTCCCATTTGGGGAACATGACGATCATTGTGACTCTGCCACACAGGCATTGATGAGGTTTAGACAAGGCGGATTCCTGACGCATCCAGATGACTATGTTATCGAGCGTGAAGAAAAGGTCGGAAAAAGGGTTTATTACTGATGGCTACAGGCTCCTACAATAATATTGATAGCTCGGTCTATTCAGGAACCCTAACTGGTCAGCGTGACGATGCCATGGGTGATGGTGGCAATGGTGCTGGCCCTGAGAAAGAGGGCAACCAGAACTTTGCCGTACAAACGGATGAATCTCCTGAAGAGGAATTTCCTGAGGAAGAGGGTCCTGATGAGGGTGAAGAAAGCCCTGAGTTCGACGACAACCTCGCCGAGTTCCTAGAAGACAGGGTCATGTCCAAGCTGATCGATGAACTTGATTCTCAGATTGATGACGACGACACGAGCCGCGAGGAATGGAAAGACCAGTATGAGAAGGGTCTTGTTCTCCTTGGTATGGAGTACGAGGAGCGTACAGAACCTTTTGACGGTGCCACGGGTGTCACACATCCTGTATTGAATGAAGCTGTGACCCAGTTCCAAGCTCAGGCGTATAAGGAACTTCTGCCAGCGGGTGGCCCTACTCGGACCACGATCATTGGAAAGGTGACTCCAGAGAAGGAGGCACAGGCAGAGCGCGTCAAGACGTATATGAACTACCAGATCACGCAGGTCATGGAAGAATATGACCCTGACTTTGATCAGATGTTGTTCTATGTTGGATACGGCGGCAGTGCATTTAAGAAGGTGTACTTTGATAGCTACCTTGAAAGAGCGTCAAGCCCATACATTTTGCCTAAGGACTTGATTGTTCCGTACTCGGCCCGCGATCTTTTGACGGCTGAACGTGTGACACATGTCCTGCGTTACTCCCAGAACGAGCTTCGCAAGCTTCAGATCAGTGGTTTTTACCGCGACGTACACCTTGGAAAGCCTTCCACTGGTGACACAGACATTATTCAGGAGCGCATGGATCGTATCCGTGGCGTGGAAGAACCTTCTGATCGCGACGAATACGTCTTGCACGAGTGCCATTGCTACTTGGACATCGAAGGCTTTGAAGACAAGGACGAGAATGGGGATGAGACGGGGCTTCAGCTTCCGTATATCGTCACCTACGAGAAGAAATCCTTGGTCGTCTTGTCGATTCGTAGGAATTACGAGGAAGATGATCCCAAGAAACGCAAGAAACAGTACTTTGTTCACTATAAGTTCTTACCGGGAATGGGCTTCTATGGGTTTGGACTCGTTCATCTTCTGGGTAACTTGTCTCGTACTGCTACCGCTATACTGCGTCAGCTTATCGATTCTGGCACCTTATCTAATCTTCCGGCAGGTTTCAAAGCCAAGGGCCTGAGGATCGAGGACCAAACTCCAATTCAGCCCGGAGAGTGGCGCGATGTGGACGTTCCGGGTGGCGATATTGCTTCCAGCTTGATGCCACTGCCATATAAAGAGCCTTCTGCAACGCTGTTCCAACTTTTGGGCTTCTGTATTCAGGCTGCGGAGAAGTTTATTGGGACCACGGACCTTGGAATGGGTGACTCCAACCAAGAAATGCCTGTCGGCACGGCGATTGCCATGCTGGAACGGGGCAGCCGTGTCATGTCAGCGGTTCACAAGCGTCTACACAACGCCCAGATGCAGGAACTTAAACTTCTTGCAAACATTTTTGCTAAATCCCTGCCTCCTGAGTACCCGTATGAGGTAACTGGGGCCGATGCCAGCATTAAGGCTGCGGATTTTGATGGCAAGATTGATATTCTTCCTGTATCGGACCCGAATATCTTCTCGATGACACAGCGGATCACGCTGGCACAGCAGCAGTTGCAGTTGGCCCAGCAAGCTCCGCAAATGCACAACCTTTACGAGGCTTACCGACGGATGTACTCGGCCCTCGGTGTCACAGACATCGACCTCGTATTGCCGCCACCTCCACAAGCAGAGCCTGAAAGCCCTGCTCTGGAGAATGCACGGTCTCTGACCATACCGTCAGGGGGAAATCCTCTGAAAGTGTTCCCTGATCAAGACCATGTGGCGCATATCAATACCCATCTGACGTTCATGAAGCTGCCTTTGCTTCAGACATCTCCTGCTGTGTACGGTATTCTGCTATCACATCTTCTTGAGCATCTGTCTTTGGCTGCACAGCAGCAGGTTGTCTTGCAAATGCAGCAGCAAGGCATCAACATGCAGCTTGAAAAGCATGAGATGGAGATCGAGGTAGCGAAGGCTGAAGCACAGATGATGCAGTCTTTGATGCAGCAGCTTGCTCCACCACCTGCCGGACCCGATCCTTTGATCCAGATTCAACAACAAGGCTTGCAG